CCTCGTCCGGATTGGCTTGATAATCCTGAGAGTGGCGTGACTCGTACGGAGCATTTTCAGCAGGTACTGATATCGCTCCTGCTTGACGGTAATGCGTTCATTCGTATTCTGCGCGATTCGACTGGTGTCATTGGTCTAGCTGTCTTGAATCCGCAGGCTGTCGAGGTCAAGCGTGATCCTGTCACTCGTCGCCCAATCTTCATTTTCGATCATAAGGTCACGTACACGCAGGACGAGATGATCCACGTGACCGAGATGCGCCTGCCCGGCGAGCTACGCGGCAGATCGCGCATTGATCTTGTCAAGGAAGCTCTCGGACTGACAATGGCACTCGAAGTTTTTGCTTCGCGCTTTTTCGGTTCGGGTAGCGTGACGAGTGGCATTATCGAGTATCCGCAGAACCTTACGCGTGAGCAGGCACAGGAACTCGCGTTCGGATTTGATGCTGGACATTCTGGAATCCGCAAGTCGCACCGCACCGGTGTCCTCTCGGGTGGTGCCAAGTTTGTCAAGACCGGCGTGGATAATGAGTCGAGCCAGTTCATGGATGCTCGCCGATTGCAGGTCGAGGAGATCGCTCGTATCTTCCGGTGTCCTCCGAGTATGCTCGGCGTGACCACGCCGGGAGCTATGTCATACGCAAGCGTCGAACAGAATGGCATTCATTTTGTTCAGCACACGCTTCGTCCATACATCGTCAAGATCGAGGACGCATATCAGCGCGTTCTTCCAAATGATGCGTTTATCAAGTTCAATGTTGATGGGCTCCTGCGTGGTGACTCGTCCTCGCGGTTTGCCGCATACTCGACTGGTCTCCAGTCTGGTTTTCTGAGCGTGAATGATATTCACCGCTTGGAGGACATGACACCCGTCGAAGGTGGCGACCAGTATCGTGTGCCGCTCGCCAATATTGATATCAACGCAGCGAATCTTGCAGAGCTAGATCGGCGCAGCGTGATCGCGCAGCGCATGATCAATGCTGGCTTCCAGCCCGAGGCTGTTCTCGAATCTCTCGGAATCCCAAGCATTCCGCATACAGGTATCCCGACTGCTCAGGTACAGCCCGCGTATCTCTTTGATCCTGAGAATCCGAAGGCAGCATACGACGCTTCCGGCACAGCATGACGCTGACCACACTTCAAGTTACGCTCGGAACTGCACAGACTCTCTTGTGCAATCCTGCCACTTCTCCGCAGCGCGTCATCATTCATAATGATGCATCGTCCCAAGAAATCTTTGTCGGACCAGACGGCGTGACTACGGCTACTGGTCTACACGTCGATGGTAAAGAGGAACGCGAGTTTCTCTTGTATCCCGGCGAGTCCCTGTATGGTGTTTCTGTTGGACCATCAGCCGTAAGTGTAATGATCCAGACGCAAACGTAATGCCGTACTGGATCAGTATTTTATAGTCGAGACCAAGAGGTGAGAATGCTGACACAACCAACAAGTACGTTCGAACAGAATCAGAACAATATCGAATCTCGACTCGTAGCTTTCGAACAGTTCACTACAAATCACTTTCCGATTTACATCCCCTCGCGTGGTAGACCAAACCACGTACTAATCGCAAATCAGTTTGACGACGACAATCTGAAATATACGATTGTTGTCGAACCACAAGATCATGCTGTTTACGCTCAGAAATACTCTTCTGATCGTCTACTTGTGCTTGACAAGAATGATGGTGGAGTAGCTTATGTTCGCAACTTCATCAAAGACCACGCAGCATCAATGGGACATCGATACCATTGGCAGTTCGACGATAACGTCCGATCTTTCGCTATCCGCAGACACGGGAAAGCACTAAAAGCACGACCAATCAATGCGATCTCGTTCATCGAATCCATTGTGTTCGAATACAAGAACATTGGTGGCATCAACTTCAGTAATGGTGCATACGCATTCGGCTACGACAAGAAACCAATGTTTCGAATCAACAATCAGATTTACTGTGCCATGCTTTTGAACACAGAACCGTACTCGCGTTTTCGTGCAGGAATCCACGAGGACACTGATTACAGTCTGCAACTTCTTGATGAGGGCTGGTCTACACTTGTCTGCAATCGGGTTGTAATGACAAAGACTCACACTATGACGATGCGCGGTGGGAATACTGATACCGAGTATGCGAATGGTGGACGAAAAAAGCGTTTCGAGAATCTTGCTGCAGCATGGCCTCGAGCCGAGTTCAAAGTTGTCGAACGTAACGGTATCTGGACAGTTCGACCTTCACGAATCTGGCGAACATTCACACAGCGACCAGAACCCATAAGCTGATTATCTGATGCCGTACTTCATTTTTGATCAGCAGCCCGGATGTAATGGTTGGGCTGCCGTGAAAGAGAATCCTGACGGTACCCTCGACACGCTTGGGTGTCATGCTACGAAGCAGGGTGCGATTGATCAGATGGTTGCTGTCAGTATTGCTGAGAATATGGAGCCGGGTGGCGAGTGGAATCCTGCGGAGAATCGTGTGGTCAGTCTGGAGCTTCCCGCGTATATCAAGAGTGCTGCTGCGCGTGGCATTGAGCATTACGAGAATGGTCTTGGTGGTGATGGTCTAGTCGAGCGGACTATCCGCGAGGCTCGCCAAATGGCGCGTGGCGAGATTACGAGTGACAAGGTCATTCGTGCGAATGCTTGGGGAGCTAGGCACAAGGTTGATCTTGCTGCTTCGCAGAACAGTAATCCTGATTCTGACGAGTTCCCCGGTGCTGGAGCTGTCGCGTTTTACTTGTGGGGCATTGATCCTCTTGATCCCGAGCCAGCAATGAACTGGTTCGAGCGTAAGAGTAACGAGATCAAGAATGAGGAACGATCAGAGTCGAGTGTCATTCAGCAGCGCGTCAGTGATACCCTATTTCATATGGATGAGAAGGGACTCGAAACGCGCCGAATCACACTGAATGATTTCGAACTGCGCGCAGCACCCGAGGGCGACGGTATGACCTTCAGCGGATACGCTGCCGTGTTCAACTCGGAGTCCGAGCCGCTCCCATTCCGCGAGCGCATCATGCCCGGAGCATTCTCAAAGAGTCTCCGCAGCCGCAACGATATTCGCATGTACCTGAATCATGATACTGGTCGAGTGCTAGCTTCTCGTCGTGCCGGTACGCTCCGACTGAACGAGGATCAGCACGGCTTGTTTGTCGAGGCTGACCTGCCGCCGACTACTGATGGTCGTGACCTCTCGATCCTGATGAAGCGTGGCGATGTTGATTCCATGTCGTTCGGCTTCTCCGTTCCCAGTGGTGGTGATTGGTGGAGCGAGGATGGGAATACGCGCGAATTGCGCGAGATCAGACTGCATGAGGTTAGTGTCGTGACTGGTTTCCCCGCGTATACGGCTACGACCGCGAGCGTTCGTAGTCTTGACGAACTCGTCGCTACGCAGGGTATCGATCCATCGTTTGTTGAGACTGCGATGATGAAGCTCTCCAATGGCGAGTCGATTACGGCTGATGAGGCGAGCCTGATTTCGAGTATCGTGTATGAGCTGACCGAGTCGCCTGATCAGATTGATCCGGCGGCTGGTATCTCGGATGTTCTGGAGCCTATGGTGAACCCTGAAGTTGGGGACGAGTCTGAGGATTCGATGGAAGCTCCTGCGAAGGTCGAGATTGAGGTCGAGGTGACGGTGCGCGAGTTGCAGCGTCGTCAGCGCGAACTTGATCTTCTGATGCGTCGCGTATAACGCGAAAAATCCGCTCGGTCGTGGAGACCCGAGCGGATGAGTTTCGTGTTTCAGAACTTGATGCGATTGTGGTACTCGGCAACGTCTCGCGTGAGCAGGATGAATGCCTGCTGTGCGATGTCGTCCCTGACCTGATCGAGCGTGTACGTTCCGGGCTTGGCATCCTCGGCTGCTCGGCAGGCATCATGCAGAGCCTGTTTGAGCTGTGTGGAAAAACTAATCTCGAAGGATGCCATTCGGTGATCGATTGCGTGGAGCGAGTTTCGGAGTGCGGCGGCAGTGACGACGCAGCGAGCGTAGTTGCCGAGGATGCCGTCTGCGCTGAGATCCTTGGTGATCGGGCTGATGGTCGGGATGAAGGTCATGATTGGTTCTCCTTGCCCACCCGCTCGGTGGCGGGTGGGCTAGTTGGGGTTGGTTAGTTGCTGCTGTTCTCGATAGCGTCGTACACGATGTCGATCATGTGTTCGTAAATCTCAAACACGTCGTAGCCGTCGCAGTGCATCTCGCCGATCATCTTTGCGGTGAGGCTGCCGAGTAGTCCAGCGCCATTGTGCTTGCCACCCATGAGCTTGATTGCTTCTGCCATTCCGGCATTGCTGATGTTGTCGCACTTCTGCGATTCGCGGTCGTCGTAGTTGATGACCTGCTTGAGGAAGGCGATCTCGTTGGCGGTGAAGCTGGTATTCATGTGAATCTCCTTGGTCGGGGTTTCCTTATTCACGTTTGTAGTGTACCCCACTTCACACGATTTGTCTAGCGATATTTACAAACTGATGTAAAGCTCCAAAAATACTGGTACCATCAAATCGAATCAGTCAGCGGAGCCGCGATGATTCTGCCGGATGCGGAGCCGCTCCGGATTCGTCCCTACGAGAATCCACGGAGGATTCACAATCATGAGCAATACCTTCATGCAGCGTCAGGTGGACGAGCGAGTCCACGCTTGGGAAGAGGCCAAGCACCTCCTCGACACCGCCGCCGCCGAAAAGCGTGACCTGACTGCCGAGGAGACCGAGCAGTACGAGCGCATCACCGCCGACATCGACCGTCGCGCCAAGATCATCGAGGACTACCAGCAGCGCGAGGAGCGCGAGCGCAAGCTCGACGCAGCCGCCGCTGACATTCGTGTCCCCGAGATCGCACAGCCGATCCAGTCCGACGCTGACTCGATCCGCGCACTCGCCCGTGGCGAGGTTCGCTCGGCCGAGTTCCACGCTTCCGAGCAGCGCGCCATTACCGGCGGCTCCACGGGTGCGCCCGTGCCGACGTCGTTCTACGACCGCGTGATCATGCTCGCGCGACTCGTCGGACCGATGCTCGACACGTCCACCATCCTGAACACGACCGGCGGCGAGAACCTCCAGATCCCGCGCATCGCCACCTACTCGGGTGCGACTCCGTTCGGTCAGGGTTCCGCCATTGGCACGTCCGAGCCGACGTTCGGTTCGTTCATCACGCTCGGCGCGTTCAAGTACTCGTTCCTGATTCAGGTCGCGCAGGAGCTCATCGACGACTCTGGTGTCGATCTCCTCGGCTTCATCGCCGATCAGACCGGCAACGCGATGGGCTACAGCGTCAACGCTGCGCTCACCACGGGTACCGGAACGGTCCAGCCGAACGGCATCGTCCCCGCTTCCGCCGCTGGCGGCACGGGTGGCACGGGTGTCGCCGGTGCGTTCACCGCTGACAACCTGATCGACCTCGCGTACAGCCTCGACGGTGCTGTCCTCAACCTGCCCGGCACGGGTTGGATGATGAACACCGCTTCGGTCGGTGCCACGCGCAAGCTGAAGGACACGGCTGGGTACTACGTGTTCAGTCCGCGCCTGTCCCCCACCGAGGCCGATACGCTGCTCGGGTTCCCGATCTACATGAACCCGGCAATGGCCTCGACCGCAACGAGCGCCAAGTCGGTCATCTTCGGTCACCTGCCGTCGTACTACGTGCGTCAGGTCGGCGGTCTGAAGCTCGACCGCTCGGACGAGTACGCGTTCAATCAGGGGCTGGTAACGTTCCGCGCCACCATGCGCGTGGACGGCAACCTGCCGCAGACGACGCACATCAAGCACTTCGTCGGCGCTGCCTCGTAGCTCTGACTGATCTCCTCCCCACCGGGCATCATGTATGCTCGGTGGGGAGCCACCAACCGAGGGAGCCAGCGTGAATCGTGAAAACCGTCGTCGTCAACGGAAAGCCAGTGACGCTTCCCGACAGCCAAGCCGACGAACTGATCCGACTACACAAAGCTCAGAAGTACGAACGAGCAATCCTCACCGAATCCTCTGGTACTCAAACGCACCGTGGGCGAGTACCGGATATGGCGAGCAGACAGCACAGATGGTTCAGCGGCTTGCTGCGCGTGGTCACGAAGTCGCGCTGCTAGCGAACTATGGACTGGAGGGAGCCTCGACAGTCTGGAATGGTATCCAGATTTATCCTCGCGGATTCGCTCCCTATTCGGATGATGTTCTAGCCGCTCACGCGGCTCACTGGTCGCAACAGAATCCCGACCTGCCTAGCGTAGTGATGACACTGTTCGATGTGTGGTGTCTGAAAGCCAAGACCATCGAAACGATTGATCGAATCTATGCTTGGACTCCGATTGATCATCAGCCAGCACCACCCGATGTTTCCGAGTGGACAAAGCGCGAGAATGTCACGCCTATCGCTATGAGCCTGTTCGGTTCTGAAATGCTCGCGGCGGATGGTATCGAGCATGAGTATGCTCCTCACGGAATCGAATCAGTGTTCTCGCCAACACCCGCCGAGTTCACTAGCCCGAGCGGAGAGACACGCTCGTTTCGTAGCATGATGAACGTGCCCGAGGACGCGTTCGTCGTGATGATGAACTCGGCAAACAAGGGCAAGAATCCTTCTCGTAAAGCATTCAGCGAGAACCTTATGGCTTTCGGAATCTTCGCGGCTACTCGTCCTGATGCTGTTCTCTACATGCACACTGAGCAGTACGGCAACATGAATGGTGTTCACTTGCCGAAGCTAGCCAAAGCGTGTGGCATCAAGGACGAGCAGATCAAGTTTGTTGATCAGTATGCGTACCGCAACTCGATTCCGAAGGAAATCCTCGCGGGATTCTACTCGGCTAGTGATTGCCTGCTCGCGTGTAGCATGGGCGAGGGGTTCGGTATTCCTGTTGTCGAAGCTCAGGCGTGTGGCACGAACGTAATCGTGTCTGATTGGACTGCACAGCGCGAGTTGTGCGGATCGGGTTGGCGTGTTCCTGTCCAGCCGTATTGGGATGCTGACCAATCATCGTGGTTTGGCATTCCAAATATTCAGGGTATCGTTCTCGCTCTCGAAGCAGCGTACGAGTCGGATCGTGGCGTGTCTGATAATGCTGTCTTGTTTGGTGAGCAGTACCATGCTGATCGAGTCTTTGACGAGTACTGGGTACCGATCCTCGAACGAATGGAAAACGAAGCATGATCCCCGTCATCATCATCCCTGTGATGAACACGTACGATCTCCTCGACCGTTGTATCAAGAGCATTGATACCGAGGTCGAAGAAATCTGCGTGATCGATAACGGTGATTGTCTCGCCGATAACGCTTTCGAGTGGCACGATAATCCCGTGCGCGTTCTCCGAATGCCACACAACATGGGGATCAGTACGAGTTGGAATCTTGGCATCAAGATGTACCCGTTCGCCTCGTCGTGGACGATCATTGGTGCCGACGTATGGTTCGATTCTGGCAGGCTAGCCGAGTGGTATGAGAATGCGAACGAGGATGTAATCCTGACTGGAGCTACACCACCGTGGGCTTGCTTCTCCCTCGGCAAGAACGTTGTCCGCGATGTTGGCTTGTTCTGCGAGCAGTATCATCCCGCGTATTTCGAGGACACGGATTATCAGCGCCGAGCCGAGAAGCACGGCATTGAAATCCGACACCCCGGTACTCCGATCAATCACGATAACTCGTCACTACTGAAAGACGAGACAATCGCCAAGAAGAATGCGATCACGTACACTAAGAATCATGAAACGTATATTCGTCGCTGGTCTGGTCTAGTTGGTGATGAGACTCCGCAGCATGATGATTGGAGTCTTTCGATTCGGTGCGACCGTTCGTGGGACTAGATAGAATACTCGTATGGCACTGACTAACGCATACTGCACTGTGAGCGAAGTGAAAGCTACGCTCAGGATCACGGACAGTGTTGATGACACGATCATCGAGAATGCTGTGCAGTCGGCTAGTCGCCTGATTGACGGGTATTGTTCCCGCCAGTTCTGGCAGGCTGGTAGCGCCACGCCACGCGTATTCAACGCTACTGATGATTTCGTCTGCGAAGTCGATGACATGAGCGGTACCGCGATCACGCTAAAGACAAGCAGCATGGGTGACTCGAACTACGACACGACGTGGACAGTCACGGATTACACGCTGGAGCCCATGAATGGTGTTCTGGATGGTCTAGCGTGGTCGTACTCGCGTATCCGCGCCTCGGGCAACTATCTATTCCCTACGATCACCTCGACGTACACGCTCGCTCCGCTCGTACAGGTAACGGCGCGTTGGGGTTGGCCTAGCATTCCCGATCCGGTCAAGCAGGCGACGATCCTTCAGTCTGCGCGTATCTATAAGCGGTACGACTCGCCGCTGGGCGTGGCTGGATTCGGGGATTTTGGTGTGATGCGTGTCAGTCGTGCGCTTGATCCTGATGTGGCACAACTTGTCGAGCCGTATCGTCGGATTCGTAATCTCGCATGAGTGCCACTACTGTTCAGGCGATCAAGACGGCTATCGCCACAAAGCTAGGGACGATCAGTGGGCTACGCACGTTCGATTATCAGCCGGATCAAGTAAACCCTCCATTCGCATTCCCCTCCCTCCAGAGCGTCACGTATCACTACGCTATGGCGGGTGGACGCAGCGAGTACCAGTTCATCATCACCGTCGTCGCTGGTCGTCAGACTGACAGGTACCCGGAGCGCGCACTCGATCAGTACCTTGATTTCACGAACGGAGTGCGCGGAGCGATCATGGCTGATCAGACACTCGGCGGTGTCGTACAAGCATGTATCGTGACGAGCGCAGGAAACGTACAGAGCATTGATGCTGGCGATGCCGTATATCTCAGCATCGACTTCAATCTGACGATCTACGCATAGGCTCCTGTATCATCCAAGCATGGCTACGCACTACATCATCAATGATGGTTTCGTCGTGAACGGCAAGAAGTCGGGCGATACGATCACCGCCAGCGAAGTCGAAAACATCGACATTCTTGTTGCGAGTGGGCGCGTGGAAAAGCAGGGCAAGACTTCAGGTACACTGAAGAGTGCAAACGACGATCCCTCCGGGGAGGAGTAACAAGTGGCAAAGCTAGTTCTCACCAATGCGAACGTTACGCTCGCCGGTACGGATATCAGCGCGAACGTCGCTTCGGTTACGCTCACTTCGAGCGTGAACGAGGTCGAGACGACTGCTTTCGGGCAGGGCGCTGTCACTCGCGTGGCTGGTCTGATCGACAATAGCGTCACGCTCGACCTTCATCAGGACTACTCGGCAGTCGAAGGTCTTGTCTATCCGCTTCTCGGCGGTACGGCTGTCACGATCACCGTGAAGCCGAACGGTACTGCTGTCTCGACGGCGAATCCCTCGTACTCGGGTAGCGTCCTGATCACCGAGTGGACTCCAGTGAATGGTGCCGTTGGCGAGCTGGCAACTGTCAGTGTCACGTGGCCGATCAGTGGTACGATCACGAAGGCAACCGCATAATCCAATAAGCGCATAAGCTGATTGGATCGAGGGAGGGTTCATGCAGGTCAAGTTCAAGGTCAAGCCGAAGAACGGTGTCGAGGAAATCGTGCAGGCTGAGCTTGTCGATGTGATCGCTTGGGAAGAGAAGTTCGAGCGACCCTCCTCGCAGCTCGGCGGCAATGATATTTTTGCGCGTGATTTTGTCTGGCTCGCTTGGCATGCGCAGAAGCGTCAGGGCAAGACTCCTCTTGATTTCATGGATTGGGTAGCTACGCTCGATGATATTGAGGGTAGTGAGGACAGCCCTTTAGAGCACTCGGAGAATCCAGTAGTCACTGGATGATCGCTGGTCTCGCGGTCGAGACTGGGATAGCTCCGAGCGTTCTGCTGCAAGAGTCTGAGCGCATGTTGTGGACGATGCTCGGGTATATTCGATGGAGAGCTGTTCACTCGCAAGGATGATCGTATGAATACGAAGCATATTCGTGGTGTTGATAGCACGATGAGGACGCTTCGTAAGATCAATCCCACACTAGAGAAGGAATCCAAGAAGCGCATCAAGTCGGATATCAAGCCGATGGTTAGTGCTGCTCGCGCTCTCGTTCCGAAGCAGGCTCCCATCTCGGGTTGGCGGACGAGTGGTAGTCCGGGTAGTGGTACTGAGCGGTTTGGCGAGTCGCGGTTTCCTTCTTGGAGTAATAGTGCGAATCGTCGAATCAACTCTAGTATTCGACGCGGCAAGAAGCAGGGGTACAAGGGTCGGATACTTCTGGTCAGTATGCGGCAGACTGATGCTGCTGGAGCAGTGTTTGATATTGCGGGTCGGCGTAATGCGGGGAATCGGCTTGATCGGAGCTTGCGGAAGGCTGGTTGGGGTACTCCTTCTCGTTCTATGTGGAAGGCTGCTGAGAAGCACTTGCCGACTGTGCAGAGAAGTGTTGAGGAGAGCATTCGAGATACGGAGCGTATCTTGAATCGTGAGCTTCGATCAGTCTAATCGGATTACAGGTAGAATACTGGTATGGCGATTGTTGTTCCTATTGTTGCGGACGTTAGTGGCCTGACGCGTGGACTAAATCGGAGCCAGTCGAGTCTGAAGCGGTTCGGGAAAATGGCTGCGCTTGCTGCTGGTGCTGCGGGTATTGGTGCGCTTGTTGCCGTAACGAAGGTTGGCATTAGCGAACTGAATGATCAGCAAAAGGTATTGGCACAGACCAATGCTGTTCTCACGTCCACGAAGGGCATTGCGAAGGTTACGGCGAAAGAGATCGGGAACCTGTCGCAGCGGATCATGGAAAAGACGGGTATTGATGATGAGGCTATCCAGTCTGGTCAGAACCTGCTCCTGACCTTTACGAAGATTCGTAATGAGGCTGGTCGGGGTAACGATATTTTCAATCAGGCAACTATGGCGACAACAAATCTGAGTGTTGCTATGGGGAAGGATTTGTCATCCTCGGCGATCCTTGTTGGTAAAGCTCTGAATGATCCGATCAAGGGTGTCGGCGCATTGTCGCGTGCTGGTGTCCAGTTTGATGCGAGCCAGAAGGAAACGATCAAGACAATGGTCGAGTCCGGCAATGTAATGGGCGCTCAGAAACTGATCTTGAAGGAACTAGAGACACAGTTTGGTGGGAGTGCTATTGCGGCTGGCAAGACTCTCTCGGGACAGTTGAATATTGCAAAGGAAACATTCAGGAATCTTGCTGGCGAAATGGTCGCCACATTCTTGCCAACACTTGCTCGAGTCGCTGGAGCAGTCGCCAAGTTTTTTCTTGATTTCGCCAAGCAGCCGACGCTAAGTGCAAAGGTACAGTTCGTTCTCGGCAAGATTGGTGCCGGGTTCGACAGTATTTGGGAGTGGTGGACTAAGAGTCAGCGCAAGGAGCTTCCCGCGCGTGTGATCATCACGCCTGCCGGTAAGGATCAGGTCGCCAACTTTTTCCGTGACCTTCAGACAAAAATGGAAGATCAGTCTGAAAAGACTGGTGAGAAGGTTGGTCAGTGGATTACGAACGGCATCATCACGGGTTTTCGTGGTCAGCGTGACAAGGCACAGTCGAACCTGATTGCTGATTTGACCTATGTGTATTCTGGCGCGTGGGTTGGTGAGATTGGTGTCAAGTTTGCTGAAGGCTTGTGGAAGGGATTCTCGGACACGATCAAGGAGAAAGTGCCGGGTATTGCTGGATTGTTTGGTGGCGAGTTCGGCGATACGTCGAAGTTTCGTGGACAGGGCGAGAAGGCTGGCAAGCAAGTAAAAGCGGGTGTTGCAAAGGCACTCACTGGTGGTCCGAGGCTCGGCTTGTCGAATCTGATTACTGATGAGGTTCGAAGCGCGGTACAGTCGGCTCGGCAGAGTCTCAGTGGTCTAGCTTCTGGAATCGTTAGTCGTATCGATGCTGTTCGACAGGCGAGTTTTCGTGTCAATGGTACTGGCGCAAACGCGAAGGAACTATTGAAGAAGCAGCGTGATCTTGAGGATCGTCAGTACGCGCTTTCGCTTGCTAATGCTGAACAGGATGTTGCGACGGCCGAGGACGCGGTTGAGGCGAAACTCGCGCTGGATCAACTATTGTTTGATCGCGAGTCTGTCCTGCGTCAGCGTGGCATTGAGGATGAGCAAGCCGCTACGCAGACGAGTATTGATGATCTTGTCGAGAAGTTCAATACCGGCATTGTCAATGCGACACAGTTCCAGACCGAACTCAATACGTTGCTCGGTAGTAACTTTGGTAGTGAGCTTGGTATCGGGTTTGCTGGAGCTTTCAAGCGCGAGTTCGATAGTTTGATCAATGAGGTCAAGGGTATCGAGCTTGTTTCGACGATCATGGGTGTCTCGACGAATATCACTGCTACTGGCAGTAGTGCTGTCTCCGCATTGAACAAGTCGAATCAGGAACGATTCGATGCTGCGCTAGAGAAGTATCAGAATCAGAAGAAAGATATCGAGCGTGATATCGCTGCGATTGAGAAGAACATCAAGAAGCAGGATGGAGTGCCGACTGAGGCGCAGAGAACCATTCTCAAGAAACTGCGTGGCAATCTTGCAAAGCTTGTTGAGCCGAAGCGCACATCGTATGGTCTTGCGCTTGGCGGCATTCTCAACAAGCAAGTGTTTACTGCGGGTGAGGCTGGTCCCGAGGCAGTGATGCCTTTGACGGGTCGTGGTGGCGCTATCTTGCGTGACGCGCTCGGCTTGAACAAGCAGGGAACGAATGTGTATGTCACGGTGAATGGTACAGTGACAGCAGAGCGCGATCTGGCTGAGACAATCCGTAAAGAGCTTATTCGTACGGGGCAGCGCAGTGGAAGCATCTTCGGAGGACTAGCATAATGCCGTATACACCACAGACTTGGGTTGATAACAACGCGTCGTATCCGCTGAGTGCTGCGCGAATGAACACTATCGAGTCTGGCATTTCGACTGCTGCGTCTGTTGCGGATCAAGGTCATCGCATCCTGACGACGGTACAACGCGATGCGCTGACCGGCGTGACTGCTGGCACGATGATCTACAACACTACTGCCCAGCAGATGCAGATTTACATTGGAACAGGTTGGATTCCGATTGGCGCTCCTCTCGTATTTACGAACGAGGCTGCGCGTGACGCTGCGATCACATCTCCTTCTGAGGGAATGAGCGCATATCTAACCGCTCCCACGATTCCTGCTGGAACAGGAGCAACGATAACTGGTGTAAAGACGATTTACAACGGTACCAACTGGGTTTGTGTAACGCCTATTGGTGGAATCGTCAATACGTCCAATGATATTGCCGGTGCGAGCTCTTACGCCGATCTTGGCACGCCGGGGCCAGTAGTGACAATGGTTACGGGAACAAGCGTCATCATCACTCTTTCTGCTCAGACGCTCAACAATGTCTCTGGAAATACGACCAGCATGGCGCCTGCTGTTTCCGGGGCAACGACGATTTCGGCAGCGACTGTTGCGGGTAGTTTTGGCCTTGCTTCACAGTATTTTTCAACGTCAAACATCAACACTGGGAAAGCGGCAACTATCTTTCTCACGGGATTGACTGCCGGAACCAATACGTTTACCGCAAAGTATGCGAATACCAACAATACGGGACGGTGGTTCAGCAGAAACATGACCGTTACGGCGTTGACATGATGGTTTATTTTTTTGAGTATGTAAGCTAGGCAACTGCGTGGCTGTCGCGCTTACAACTAGCTCGTCCAGAGTCACTACCCCGACTCTGCAAACGAGTCAGGGTGATTTTCCTCTTGTCCGTGTCGAAGTATCGTTCGATGATGACCTGACACTCCCACCTGTCTGGACTGACATTACCCAGTCGGCGCGAAGTATTGATTATCAGCGTGGACGCAACTTCGAACTCGACCAGTTCCAATCGGGCACTCTGACGGTTGTTCTTGCGACGAATGATGGTAAGTTCTCGCCCGAGTTTACGAGTGGCCCATACTACGGCTACCTGACTCCGCTTCGCCGTGTCCGAGTCCGAGCCGAGTGGGATGGTACCGCGTACAACTTATGGCAGGGTTTTGTAGAAACGTGGGAGCCGCAGCAGAACGAGTATGGCAAGGATCTGATTACGGAGCTTCGTGCTGCTGACGCGTTCAAGATGATGCGATACGCAGCAATCAGTGACACGTATCCAGCGGATTACACAGGTAATCGCATTCGTAGCCTGCTCGAACCATTGCAGGGTGTAGAGGTTTATACGACAAGTGACGGCACGATTGTCTTGACAAGTGAGACATTCGATAATGCTGATCCACTCTCTACTGCGCAAGAGGCAGCGGCGGCTGAGTCTGGCTTTTTGTATTGTGATGAGCAGGGTCGTGTCCGGTTTGATGATCGCCAGTATCGCGTTCAGAATGAGACGTCGAATCGGATCGTGTTTGGTGATGTTCCGGGCGAGACTCCGTATCGTGAGGCTGTCTACTCGTACAATGATGAGCAGTTGTATACAAATATTCGTATTACGAGTGAGGGTGGTACAGAGCAGGTAGCGTCGGATGATGCTGCGATTCGTAAGTTTGGTGATCGCGTTTATGCTCAGACGTACAAGACGCAAGTGTCTCTGGTTGATACGACTCCAAATGATGCGTGGTCGCGTGGTCTAGCCGACCTTTTGTTGTCGAAGTATGGCGAGCCGGGTATTCGCTTGGAAGAGCTAGCGGTAATGCCTACGAGTGACCCGAGTATGTGGGATGCGGTGTTGTCTGCTCCGCTCGGTGGTCGCTTGCTTGTGCGTGAGCGCCCATCGTATCTTGTTGCTGATGGAGTGCAGAACCTTACGAGTCCGACGCTTGTGACGACTCCGACTAAGACGACGGGTACGGGTGGCATGGTCGAGCGAGCCGTGTTTATCGAGTCGATTCAGATGAGTATTCGACCAGCGATCTCCGAATGGTCGGTCAAGTACGGCTTGTCGGATGCTGATCGCCTGTCGTACTGGGTGTTGGGTAGTCCGTTATACTCCATTCTGGGACGTACTACTCGACTCGCGGTGACTAGCTAATGGCATACACAACTCCGAGAACGTGGGCTGACGAGACTATCGTCAATGCTGACGATCTAAATGTTGAGATTCGTGACAATGTTTCCGCGCTCTACTCCATGGCAGCGTACCCATCACGCAACCTTCTCTATAACGGAGCCATGCAAATCAGTCAGCGTGGTACGAGCACTGCCAGCATTACGTCAAGTGCTTACTACACCGCAGACCGTTGGCAGACTACGTTGGGTAGCCTCGGGACGTGGACTCAATCTGTTGAGAATGATGCACCCGCGAATACTGGTTTACGCCGCAGCCTAAAGATGCTTTGCACTACGGCAAGCGCATCGCCAGCAGCCGGAGGGGTTCTTCTTGTGGAGCAGGGGCTGGAAGGCTTTGACGTTCAGCGAACTATGAAAGGCAGTAGCGGCGCACTTCCGCTAACGCTATCTTTCTATGTCAAGGCAAACGTCACAGGCACATACGTGGTTGAGATTCGAGACAATGACAACACACGTCACATATGCCGCACGTACACGATTGCCGCCTCGGGGACGTGGGAACGTAAAGAGATCTCGATCCCTGCTGATACGACTGGTGCATTTGACAATGATGCAAACGGGTCTCTGTACGTCCAGTTTTGGCTTGGTGCAGGTTCGACGTTCAATAGTGGCACCTTGGCAACGTCTTGGGCATCAGCGACAAATGCGAATCGCGCGGTTGGTCAGACGAACCTCGCATCCGCAACAAGCAACTACTGGCAGGTTACGGGTGTTCAGTTGGAGACGGGCGCGGTAGCTACACCGTTCGAGTTCTTGCCGTATGGAGAGGAGTTGCGCCGCTGTCAGCGGTACTACAATCGCCTTTCGCCAAACTCCAGCGGATACGCACTCTTCGGACGTGGACAGTGCTCGTCGGGAACCGGAGCTTCTATCGGCATCCAGCATCCCGTTCCGTTGCGCGTGGCAACAACGGCCGTTGAGACTACGGGCAACACTGGCAACTATGCGATCGTTACGGCGACTGGTGTCATCACGGCACTGACTAACATCGTTCACAGTTCGAGCGGCGAGACGACACCTTGGGCGACACAGTTGGGGGTAAGCGTCGCGTCGGGAATGGTCGCAGGTAATGGCACGGCGATGTATTCCAACCTCAGTACCGCCGCATTCCTCGGATTTTCGGCGGAGTTGTAGCGGTTGCCTGCTGCGTCGTTCATAGTTGAGGTCGTCTGATGAGTGACGCTGAGATTGATCGTATCTTTCGTAGCCTTGATCGGATCGAGGCTCGGCTCTTGAAGCTAGAGGAGCGTGAGGCGATGCGTCGCGGGTCGGATATGACGAAGGGTCAGCTCGTCGGGATTATCGCTACCATTAGTGCGGTGACGGGTGCCGTGACGGCAGTCGTGACGCAACTCATCTAACCCCTGAGGAGGGAACGCTATGAAGAATGTCAGTCCGAAGGTTGCCGCCGCTACGCTCGCAGCAGCACTCGTCACGATCATCGTCTGGATCGCGAGCATGGCAGGAGTAAGTATCCCGACTGAAGCTCAGGGAGCCATTACGATCATTCTGGTCGCGCTTGCGGGTTACTTCAAGACTGATCCGAGTCGGTCGTGACGCATCGTCAGGCAGGCAAGATCCT